CTGTAGTGCTTCCTGCCCTTGCTGGAGTAAAATACGAAGATTACCTCGAGTGATATCGAAGTCGTCTTGAATTTTATTTGTAGAGTCGTTAATAACTTCTCCAGTCTTTGTTATCACTTCAGTGTTGCCCATTGGTTGTATTCCAAACTCGGCAGATAATGATTCATCAATCTTCATTCGCAATCCTTAATGATGTATTTATTAGAACTTCAATAATCCTGGAAGTTTTGTAACTCCATACGATAACACAGAACCAGTAACAAAGTTACCAGCTGTTGAACCAATAGTTCTATTCAATGTTTCTTGGAATCCTGTAAAATTTTTGGTCATTTTATCGATAAAACTAGTAGGAATCTTTTGGTCATCTGCCAGTTGTGTCACTGGAGTTGCTGTCCAATATTTGTATTGCATATTTACAGTTAGTTTCATAACATCCTTAGAAGCATTATCTAACGATACCGCATTCACATTCTTAGGATAGCACTCGTTTAACTCAACTTGATATCTAGTTTTATCATTGATATCTTGCACTTCAATGACCATCTTACAGATATAATTATTATAATAGTTGTATGTTCTAGTAGATGGATCTGAGATTAGACTCATCCATTCATCAAATAACTTCTTAACCTGCATGTCATTATCTACATAGAAAGTCATATTAATAGGTTCATATAATTTCTCATATGGAACTTCACGGAACTCACCGAAAGTTCTGTTTTGTACAGTTGAATAGTTAATACCTGGAAGTTGAACTGTATCACAAAACAATAGAATTTTTTGAAGATTACCTGGATTTATCCCAGCTGGTGGTGTAAATTCTACTCCAAATCTATTAGATCTTGCTAATGCTCCAGTTTTAACTTCAGAAATAAACTGACTAATTTTATTTTGTTTAGCGTCTTTTCTTGCAGTATCTTTATTCAGGAACGGTAAATTGAGTGGCATTTTAAACCCTTCTTATTTTCTTGATCGAATCCGACCATATTTCTTGTTTAGATGCACCAACAAATCGTTCAACTGGAAGCAACATAGCAGTTGCCCAATCATCGGCATCAATTTGTCTAAATTGTGTTCTTACATGACCAGTTAAGTATTGTTTAACACAAGGTTGTGCTGCAGCAAATCTAGATACACCATCTATAACCTGCCATGAATACTTTAGTCTAGTTGTTTCGTCCATACGATTATTAGATTTAAATACTAATAAAGCATCTAGGAGTCTAATCCTTAAATGATATGGAAGGTAATGCATATTCAAACCCATGAATCCATCTGGAGTTCTGCTAAATGGGAATACTAGAGGAAATCTATCATAGTAAGGAAGATCTTTTTTACCTTTAGGATCATATCCATACATGTACAATCGTCCAGGCATAATTCTAGTCACCAAATCATCAGGACTACCACTCAGTATGTTTGCTGGAGTTAGTCGTTGTTTAGTGAGAAGAATTACTTGTTGATCGAACCATCCCTTAGACTTTCTGACGCTAGTCGCCAAGTCATATTTGTTGCGCTCGAATACATCTAGCATTGTTGAATTTTTAGCCATACTCTTATTTAGGTGCTAGACCCAACTCGTGTTCGGTTATAATTTTGAACTCCCATCCTCGATCTTTGGCAAACTCATTTGCAGCTTCCCATTTTGCTTGGTTTTTCATAAACGCTAAAGATTCCTGTAAATATCTTTGGGTTCTCTTTCCAGGATAAATAGGTGGTTGGGTTTGTGTTTTTGGTTTAACTTCGACCAGATAGGTTCTACCTGTAGTTACGGTAATCTTAAAATCCACGAAATAACGATGAATACGATTATCTGTTGGACACTTATACGGTATAATCGTTTCCTCAGAACTCCATTTCAATACACTAGGATTCTTATCGCACCAAGAAGCGAATCGTGTCTCCCAGCTGGATCTCATAATAATGTTTGAGGGATCCCCTGTATATTTTTCTGGGAATATAGGAATAAACTTTCTCTTGTGGAACATAAATAACTAATAGGATAATAATAACCATATTTAGGGTAAAGACAACAAATGGCACTCCTTTCAGATATTAGAGATAAAGTAGTTTCTGCTACTTCCGCTCTTCAAAATAAAGCATCTACACTTAGTCGCCCACCAACAATGGGTAGCACAAGAGGAGAATCATTGCATAAGGGAAGTTCAAATTCTCCTTATGAAGTTAAACAACACATGTATCCTGAAGATCTACTGGCTGCAGGTGGAAAATATGGTGGTAACTATGTTATATTTTATATTAATGTGGCAGTAGATTCTAAATTAGCACAAGCATTAACCAATGATAACTTTGTAGACAATATTACACCAAGAGATCGTGGAGATCTAATTGCACAGAACTTAACGACTGGTAAACTGTTTGCTGCTGATGCAGCATTAAATGTTGGTGGCGCAGTTTTAGGAAAAGCACTGGGTGTTGGTGGAGCTAGTGCTGCAGTTGCAGGATTAGCAACTATCGGTGCAGGTGCCACTGCTTTGATGGCTGCATCTGCTACTCGTGCTCAAAGAAGATTGAAAACTGCCATTGCCATGCATGTACCAAATCAATTGTCTATTCGATACGGTATGCAATGGGGTGACGAGGATACTGCTGCTTTACAAATGGCGACAACTGCTTCTCAAGAATTGATTGATGCGGTTAGTAAGGGTGATGCTAAAAATTTAGCAGAACCAGCGAAAGCAATTATTACTAATTTGGCTTTATCAAAAGGTCCAAATGCAGCAGGACTATCTGCAGCAACAGGTCTTGCTGCAAACCCAAAGAAAGAACAAATCTTTAAGGGTGTAGATTTTAGAACATTTGCTTTTGATTATCAATTCTTCCCAAGAAGTGCAACAGAAGCGTCTAATGTTTTAAACATTATCAAAACATTTAAATATCATATGCACCCAGAGTTTAAAGATAATAATAATTTTGTTTATATCTATCCATCTGAGTTTGATATTTTCTATTACCAAAATGGTGAAGAAAACCCAAATTTACATCGTCACACATCTTGCGTACTCACAGAACTTAATGTAAACTATACACCAAATGGTGCATTCACTACATTTGATAATGGCATGCCAACACAGATTAATGTTACTATGAATTTTAGAGAATTGGCTCTACTAACCAAAGACAAAATTGCGGATGGTCTATAATGTACTTTAAAGAATTCCCACAGTTTTTATATGACTTCAAATACGGAAATACTACTAAGACATCTGTTGTAACAGATATCACTAGAAATGTTCGTTTCCGCAAAGAAGTATTAGAAAATGTAACTCTATTCGATACATATGATATTGTTGATGGAGAGACTCCAGAAATTGTCGCTGAAAAAATATACGGTGATCCAGAATATCATTGGATTATTATGTTGGCAAATCAAAAATACGATTATATTTCAGACTTTCCTCTCACTGAGCAAGCACTGGTAAAACATATCGTAGCAACTTATGGTGCTCAACGATATGCAACTCGTCACTATGTAAATGCTGCTGGATTTATTGTGAACTCAACTACCACTGGAGCAGTATCAGTATCAAATGATGACTATGAAAGAGCACTCAATGAATCTAAGAGACGAATCAAAGTAATTTCACCACAGGTTATATCAACTATACTGACGCAATATAAAGAATTATTGTAATGAAACCTAGTCAACAATTGAGATTTGCTGGCGATGTCAGCATCAATAAAGTTAAGATAATTACCCCGAAAGGTTTCTTTCAGGATGTCACAGCACAAGTTTTAACTGTTCAATTTTATGAAGATATTTTTTCACCATTTATAACTGGCAGTATTGTTATAAAAGAATCGTTAGATCTTATTAACCTATTCCCATTTATTGGTGAAGAATATGTTGAATTAGATATTACAACACCTGCTTTAAAAGACAGTTCTATCAAAGGTAAATATTATATTTACAAATTAACTGATAGAGAACTGCTTGGAGATCGTTCTGTTATTTACCAGCTACATTTTGTATCTGTTGAAGCTGTGGCAGATCTTAATAAGAAAATTAGCCGAGTTTTTGGTAACAAAGTATCTGAGTTAGTAACTCCATTTATTAAAGATAAAATTATTGGTTTAGAAAGTGAAAAGAAAGTTCATATAGAGCCGACTCTTTCTAATGTAAAGTACATTTCAAATTACTGGTCGCCAATTAAGAACATTATGTATCTTTGCGAACAAGCAGTCAATATGAACAAAACTCCAAACTATGTTTTCTTTGAGAACAGAGATGGATTCTATTTTATAAGTTTAGAGATGCTATATCAAAATAAACCTTTCCAAGAATTTACATATGACAAATATACTCGTGATAAACTACCCAATGGTGGTGATATTCGAAATGTAAATGAAGATTATAAAAGAATTACAGATATTAGTGTTCCAGTAGCATATGACTATATGGATAGAATTCGTAATGGTATGTTATCTTCGAGACAGATTTCGTATGATGTCACAAAGAAAACATATTCAGTTAAAAACTATAATATGTTTCAAAGATTTGATCAACAAAAACACTTAAACAAGTATCCTGTTAATTCTGACAAAGCAATTTTTAGATCAAACTCTACTCTTATTAATTTTCCTAAAGACTATGGTAATTTTAATGGTTTTGGAGATGTTACTAATTCTAAATCATTTCAAGAACGAGCATCTTTAATGAAGATGGCAGAAGCCAATAAAATTAGCATTACAGTTCCAGGAAGAACTGATTACACAGTTGGGCAAAAAGTTGGTGTTGTGTTAAATAGAATAGAACCAATATCTCCAAAAGATAAAGATACAACTGATAAAATGTTCTCTGGTTATTACATTATTGCAGCTATTAATCATCATGTGGACAGAGAAAAACATGAGTGCCATATGGAACTAATTAAAGAATCATCTCAGATGGATATGAATAGGAACAAATAATGAATTTTTACTATGGTGTCGTAGAAAACAGAAGTGATCCATTAAAACTTGGTCGTTGTCAAGTCCGAGTAGTTGGATTACACACGCACGACAAATCGCAACTTCCTACTTCAGAATTACCATGGGCACATCCAATGCAGTCAGTTACATCT